GTATGATGGTAAATGTGCGTATTGTGGTTGTAGATTAAACCAAGATACATTTCATATTGACCACATAGTTCCAAGACATCGTTATGGTAGAAATAACATTGATAATTTAAATCCATCATGTCCAACTTGTAATTTATCTAAAGGCTCATTTTTAATTGAAGATTGGAGAAAATCTATTCAAAATAGGATTGATTCTGCATTAGATAAAAGTACCGATTTAAAAATACTTTTTAAGTTCAATCAAATTGAACCAACATTTAACCCAGTAATATTTTATTTTGAAAAAAAATGGCAGTAGGTAAAAAAAGTTTTGTATTGTATTCAGATTTGATACATACAATTGAAAAGATGCCAAGTGAAAAGGCAGGGGATTTATTTAAACATATTTTACGCTATGTTAATGACCAGAATCCGATAACAAATGATTTAATTATTGAGCTTACATTTGAACCAATCAAACAACAATTAAAGAGAGATTTGGAAAAATGGGAAACCGAAATAAAGCCAAAGCGTTCAGAATCAGGTAAATTAGGAGGCATTAAAAGTGGCGAAGCAAGACGAAGCAAAATGAAGCAAAACGAAGCAAATGCTTCAATAACGAAGCAAACCGAAGCAAACGAAGCTGTTAATGTAAATGTTAATGTAAATGTAATAAATAATAGTATAGAGAATATCCAATCTATTTTTATTTCTAAGACTGATACAGAATGGACTAAAGACTTTGCTTTAAAAGAGGCTGAGAAATTCTTTAACTACTATTCATCAAATAATTGGATGGTAGGCAAAAACAAAATGAAATCAGTAACTCATGCCATAGCTAACTGGATTCTTAGAGTTGAAAAACCTGTACTAAAAAATGCACCTAAACCGTTTGACCCTTCAAAAGTAATTTGGTAACTATGGGAAAGATTATACAAGCTAACGACATACAAGAGCAACTCATGCACTTGCACAAATACGGACAGAATGCAGGATTAAAAATAGGCTTTAGCAACTTAGACAAACTGTACTCAATCAAAGAAGGTCGCTCAACTATCATCTACGGACATCCAACCAGCGGTAAAAGTCAGTTCCTAATTCAAACTCTTTGCGCCTTAGCTACTCGCCATAACAAAAAGTGCTTGATTTACACACCTGAGACTGGATCAGCCCACGAAATATACGCAGAGATAATCCACTGTTTGACTGGAAAGACCTTTGACAAGCGTTCTATTAACTATCAAATCAGCGAAAAGGAGCTTTATACAGTTTATCCGTTCGTTCAGGACTATTTTAAGGTTATTGATGTTGATGAAAAAGGTTTAGACTTTGACGAGTGGCTAAATTTAACTGATGAAGCAATAAGGAACTATGGTATTTTTTCAAGTTCAGTAGACAACTGGAACGATATTGAACACAAATATACTGGTACCATCAGTGAATACCTTAAACAACAGTTACCAAGAGTAAACAGACACGCAAGAAAGAATAATACTCACAACTTTATAGTAGCCCATGCAAGGAATCCTGATATGCGAGGAGGGGATAAGTACCCACCTGCACCAAGACCAGATGAAATTGAAGGCGGTTCGGTTTGGTATGCTAAGGCTTTGAATCTTATCTGTGTTCATAGAGATTACGAAGAACATGGCGAAGGATGGAGGCAGTCAAGTGAGGCTCAGATAATAATTCGCAAAATTAAAAAAAGAGCAGAAGGGGAAAAGGGAACGGCTAAGCTTACCTTTGATTTGTTTAGAAACGCTTACTACGAAAACTTAGGCGAACGTCACTACTTAGAAACACCATTTAATGGACTTGAAATAAAAACACCATTTTAACTATGAAAATACTAATTGCCTGCGAAGAATCTGATGAAGTTAGGGGTAGATTTGAAAAACTTGGTTTTGATGCTTGGAGCTGTGACTTACAAGATAATAGAAATTCAAATGCTAAACACTATAAAGGAAGTGTTTTTGATATCATTAACGAAGGTTGGGATGCAATGATAGCTTTTCCACCTTGTACACATTTAGCTGTAAGTGGAGCTGCTCATTTTGAACAAAAAAGAAAAGATGGAAGGCAACAAGAAGGTATTGATTTTTTTATGTCAATGATTAACGCTCGAGTTAAACACATAGCAGTTGAAAATCCAATTGGCATAATGAGCAAAATATATAAAAAACCAACCCAAATAATACAACCTTATTATTTTGGAGATAAAGCTCAAAAATCAACTTGTCTTTGGCTTAAAAATTTGCCTGCTTTGATTCATAATGACAAGCCTAATTTATTTAATGAGCCAATAACTCATACTGATAAAGGAGAATTTTTTGAATGGACAGATAAAAACGGGGTTAAAAAAAGACAACCTAAATGGTATGCGGATGCTTTTAGATGTCATGGAATAGATGCAGCAATGAGAAGTAAAATAAGAAGTAAAACATTTCCGGGTATAGCAGAAGCAATGGCAAATCAATGGGGTAAATATTTAAAATCAATTTATGAATAACTTAGAACGCTACGAATACTACAAGCAACAACAAGACAGACAATTTAACTTTACTTTAACCAATTACGCAATGGCAGACATTGAACGAAGAATAGGAAGGAGACCTCAAAGAATTCAGGCAGTAATAGACTTGGAAAACTTTCTTAATGATTCCGAAAACAAGATTTCCAAAATACCTGATGAGGCTTTAAGGAACGCTAAACTTGACCAGTTGAAACTACTCTATAAAGTCCATGACACTATAACTCAAATGCTAACTGCTGAAATGTACGCACTAACTAAATTAGACGAAGCTAAAGCTAAGATAGTTGAACTTGAGCAACAGAACTACGATTTAGCAAATAAAATAAATATGCTTGAATTGTAAAAAACTTGTTAAAAACTCCGACACAAATAAATTTAAATTTGAATAACAATTAAAACCACTTATGCTAATTAATATAAACCTTTGTCTTAGCGACATCCCTCAAGACAAAATCTTTACTTCTAAAAATGGCAAGAAGTACTTATCTATCTGCGTAACTGACCGCAAAGAACCTGACCAGTTCGGAAATGACTTAACTGCCTACATTAATCAAAGCCAAGCTGAACGAGAAGCAAAACAGCCTCGTAAATTTGTAGGTACTGCAAAGAACTTAAAGAAGACTGCATTAACTGAGAAAAACGATTTACCTTTCTAATGAAACAAAAGACTTGTAAAATCTGCAAGGTTAAGTTTGAACTTAAAAAACCACTTCAGCAAGTTTGTTCGCCTGCTTGTGCGATTGAACTACACAATCAACTTAAAGCTAAAGCCGAGAAGAAAGAGAAGGTTAAAATACGAAAAGAGCTTAGAGAATCTTCAAAAACAATTTCTAACTATCGTAAGGACCTTCAGATTATAATTAACAAGATAATCCGCACAATTGACGAAGGCCACAACTGTATAAGTTCAGGAAGGCCTTACAAATCAAACGACCAAGCTGGGCATTATTACTCAGTAGGTGCTTATCCTCATCTTAGATTCAACTTACACAACATATACTCGCAGTCAGTAGCTGATAACTTATACAAGTCAGGCAATCCAATTGGGTTTACTACTGGATTAATAAGGGACTTTGGCGAGGACTGGATTAAGTTAGTAACTAAATTACCTGAAGAATACAGAGAATTAAAGTTAGATAAAGAGGACATAAAAGAAGCGATAGTTAAGGCTAAAGATTTCTTAGTTAAAGTTCAAGAATACAAAGGAGAGAACTACTTACTACCGAGTCAACGAATATTTTTGAGGCATTCAGGTAACAAAGAGATAGGTATCTACAATGAATAAGGAAGAGATAATACTTCAGTTCTATAATAGCCCTAATCCGATGCAGATATGTAAGAAGATTTCTGATAGCTATTACACTACTGACTTATTACACGAGTGCATTCTTACCTTATACGACTTGGACGAACAAAAAATATTAGATGCTTACAAGAATAATTACTTATCCTACTTATTCTATAAGATAGTTAGTAACTCTTATGTTAGTTATACTTCGCCATTTGCAAAAAAATACAGACACTTTAATCAAACAACAGATGACTTTAAGAAAATTCAAGCTGACATTGAAATTGAAAATGACAATTATGAAGAACTATTTGAGAGATTTATTCAGCATATAGAAAACGATATAGAAAGCTTTGAAGAATACGAACGAGAACTATTCAAGTTATATGTGCAATTTCGTGATTTTCGTAAAATTAGTAATCTTGTCGGCATTAAATACGGAGCAGTTCGTCATTCAATACTTCAAACAATAAAAAAACTAAAAGAAAAATATAATGGAGAATTTAATAATCTGCTTACTAATCGCATCAGCTGGTTATGTAGTGAGTCAAGTGATGATAGATTTTTGGAGGAAGAAATTTAATACATTTCCAAAAAAACCACTTAGCTGTGGTTACTGCTTATCTTTTTGGATTGGGTTAATTACTTTTTTACTTATAGAACCTAATTTATATGCGTTTGGATACGCTTGTTTATGCGCTGTGACATCTTCTATCATATTTAAAAAAATAACTCAATGAATCAAATAATCTATGAACTACTACTTCCATTAAAACCAAAGTGGGAAACCTTTAAATCTGAGCATCACTCTATTTTTACTAACCAAGACTTTCATATTGTTCAAGAAGCTTGGTCAATGATGTTTGGTTCACCACCAAGAAATTTAGGATGTCAATCTTGCGTTCAAGAATTAATAACACGAGTATTTAGGCAATTTGATAACTACACACCTGAAAAGAAAAGGAAACGCAATGCTAAAATTTAAACATAGTGGTAATGCAGGTGATGTAATCTACTCACTCAACGCAATTAAACAAGTATGTGAGGCAAACGATACACAAGCAGTACTATACCTTGATTTGAATGTTCCACTTATTGGGATACTGCCTGGCCATCCAGTCGGGAATGTGATGCTTAACGAGTATATGTACAAGAATTTAAAACCTTTATTACTTTCTTGTTCATTTATTTCAGATGTAATGGTTTATGATAAACAAAAAATAGATTACGATTTAGATAGATTTAGACATATAGGCTTAAATTTGTGCGCTTCTGACATCAAGAAA